CGCCTGAAGCCAAACCAGAACGGCGGCGGTTACAATGGCAACGCCGATCCCGGCGGCAAAGCACAAGGCGAAGACGTGTTTTACGCCAACCGGCTTGGCTTCCTTGCCGTTCTGAATGTATTCGACTTCGATTGGTTGTATTCGGCGCTCCACAGGGAAAACCACCAACTAAGGAAATAAAAAAAACACACCCGTCAAACTTTCGACGGGTGTGCGTAAACACGTGCTACACTATATGCAGACTGTGTACTGGCGATAACCCCGCCGTGTATGCAGTTTAGGCATGTGGGGTCGCTTCATCGGCTCCACATGCCGCTTACGGTACTATTCGCCTACTAAACTACATCCATCCCCTTGCCGTCAATCTCCCGTTTTTCAATCAACAGCTTGACGGCCGCCACCACTTCCCAATTGATACTGCGCTCCTCGCGTTCTGCTATTTCGCGCAGTTTGGCATACACATCGGCTGGAAAGCGAATCACATGTTTTACGGTTTCATCTGCCATAACGATAGTATCACCTTGACACTACAATCGCACTATGATAAGATACTACTTAGATACTATCACAGTGTCAAGGGAGTGTCAACGGATGAACTACGATCAGTACATAGCATCGGCAGAATGGGCAGCAAAGCGGGCGCAACGTCTTGAAATAGACGGTCATAAATGCCGCACTTGCGGGCACACTGGCGAGCAATGGGCGCTACAGGTTCATCATGTGACATATGAACGGCTAGGAGGTGAGGATGTAGAAAATGACCTAATCACATTGTGCGCAGCTTGCCACGAAGCAATCACGAACGTGATTAGGTCAAGGCGCTATGAAGGGCGTAGTTACCAAGTCCGGTCAATTTCCACAACCATCACAACTAGACAGGAATATAGTACATATGGCATGGCAAACACTGAAGTACAAGTTGACATCTTCCAGCGATCTTCTACTCCACAACGGGCAAATGGCAAACCCATTGAACAAGTGGGCAAAGTTGATGAAACAGATTTCATCCAAGCGCGCCAAAACCGACGCTGATTATGAAGAAATGGCGCGGATCGAATTCCTTGCTTCGCTGTATATGGCGGCCGATGGGCCGATTATCCCGGCCGAAGTCCTTGACGCTGTATTGATCAACGGCGCCAAGAAAAGCAAAGAGGGTATGTCCGCTAAGTCCGGCGCCTTTTGCTTGGAGCATGCACGGCTTGAATATGATGGGCCGCGCACGGCGGATGCACTTTGGGCCGATGAATCATTCCGGCATGTTGCGTTGGTGCGCGTGGGCGCTGCGCGCATTGCCCGCACGCGTCCGATCTTCAATAACTGGACGGCGATCGTTTCCGTCAACATCGAAACCGGCATTGTCAATCCGGCGCGTGTTGACGATTGGTTTGCGATTGCCGGGACTCAGGTTGGCATCGGGGATTGGCGTCCCCAACATGGGAGATTTCAGGCGCAACGCCTGTAGAGTCTTTAGGGTGCGGTTTGGTTTGGTGCGGTATGGACGGGCATGGTGCGATCCGGCATGGCGCGGTAAGGCAGGGTGCGGTTCGGCGCGGTAAGGACACATGGCGCATGGTTGCTTTTGGGAGGTTCGATTCCTCCCACCATGTTTGGCCGCGAGGCTTATGGTGAGGTATGGTGAGGTCGGGTTAGGCGAGGTACGGCCGGTTATGGTCAGGTCCGGCATGGTGATGCATGGCGGGGTGAGGTTAGGTGTGGTACGGTAAGGAAACACGGCGGAAGGAATCGATTCCTTCCGCCGTGTTTATTATCTGGTATACTCCAATCGATCGGCCTTGGCGCGTATCCCGCCATTGTTCGGTTGGGGGATTGGCGGCGCCTTCTACGCTGCCGATCCCCGCTCAGTATCTTCTACCTAAATTGATACCGTGTTTCCCTTGGCATTTCAACAACGCTTGACACTACATGCCCGTACACGCGCGGGGCGATATCATCCGGCAGTTTGGGCAACCTGTAAATCATGCCGAGCTTATCCGGCGTCGGTTGCGCCACAATGACCGGGACCGGCCTTGGCGGCATCGGCGTTGCCAAGGTTTCCCCCGGTCCAAGCGGCGCATTCAACGCCGCTTCGGGATCGGCATGCTTGCGTTTTTCCCGGCGCATAACCCGAGCATGCCAATAGTATTCCCTTGATTCAGACTGAAGATCGACGGCGGCTAACACGGTTTCCCAATCGCCAAACTTGATCGTCAACGTCTTAGCACGTTGGGCGCCCGCCGCCGGATCGACGCCTTCCAAGTAATCGCTATAGTTGGGGCCGATCTTGCCGTCGTATAACTCATTGCTCAGGCGCCGAAGCTCGGCAATTGTAGCGGGGAGCAATGATCCGTCCCCTTTGCGTTGCTCAAATTCATCCCAAGTAACTAAACCGAAGGCATGCGCCACATTTGACCATTCGCCCCAAGTGGAAGCAACGATCGTGCAACTCGGCAGTTCGGGATCGTTGTCCCGCGCTGCCTTATATTTATTGTAGGCAATGATCACGCCGGGATTGTCGGGATCGGGCAAGACTTCAGCCAAGCGCTTCATCGCTGCCGGACGCTTGGGGCACGCTTCGACGTGCGTCGGCTTGCGATAGGCATCGAGCTGCCGGCGGCAATGCGGGCAAGTCCACTTAGCGATATTGTCCCGGTTGGGTAGGCTAAACGTTGCCATTAGTGGCTTACTCCATTCGTTGCAGTTGTGCCGAGCTTCTTTAATTCCGCAAAATCGCCTTGCACGGTCCGAATTGATACACCAAGCGCGGATGCAATTTCAACTTGCCTTCTTCCCTGCAAAGCGTATTCGGCAACTTTCTTTTGGCGTTCCCGTATTGAAGCCTGAAACGCGCTTGATTCTTCGGCTTCCCTGCGTTCTAAGGAAACTCTTGATAAAGTCCCCAATCGCCGTTCAGCGCGCAACGCCCGTTGCTTCCAATATTCCAATTCCTTGCTTTGCTCGGTTGCACGATACAACGGCATTGAAGCCCAATTGTCATTGCTTAGGGCAACAATCGGGATCGGGAAATCCTGAAGATCATTCTTCCAGCATATGATCATATCGGCTTGCCGGATATCATGCCCGTGAGCAAGGAAAGAAGACGCCGCATATTCAAATTCAACGTTCCATGCTTCGCCATCTATGCAAACAACCGCATCAGGGAAGGCGGCGCCTATACTCAGTAATTCCCAACCAACGGACGGCGCTTCCTGAGTAAACCGGACAACTATCCCCATTTCGTTAAACGGAATGAACATTTGTAGCTCCATTCAGTTGCGATCCCCGGCGTATCCAGCTAGAAACCGTCTGATAGTTGCGATTCAGCATCTTTGCAACTTCGGCCGGCGAATAGCCTTCGCTATGCAACTGCAAAGCCTTATCCCGGTCCGATATATGCGTTATCTCTGCATCTTCCGCCGTCCGCATAGGTTGCATAGACGTTGCATTATGCGATTGCATAGTTGAAGATCGCATAGTTGCAGCTTCTTTTTGCGCCTTGCGTTGCTGCCGTTCTTCTTCCCGGCGGCGCCTTTCTTCGGCTTGCTCGGCCGCTTCGGCTTCCGCCTTGGCGGCGTCTTCGGATAATGCCGCATGTAACCAAGAAAGAACCGCTTCGGCAACGGGACCAAAGCAACCGAAGGCGATCGCCGCCAACATAGGGGCGCCGGCCGAAAGATAAAGAAGCCATTGCAGTATGGCGGACATACCCCCAAACAAACCGATCCCGATCCCGGCCGGGACGCGGCTTCCGTTGCTCGAGCTGATCACATAGGCGTATACGCTCAGGGCATTGGCAAGCCCAAGCGCCGCGCCCAATGACCAAACCGTGATTGAATCATGGAACTTCCGAGCATACTCGGAAATGTTGAAGATTGACCAAAGAATCACGATCGCAATTACAACGATAATCCCGATCCTGATAATGCTTCGATGGTTCATGTTGCCCTTTCTGTCTGAACCTGGTTTTATCGCACGATCCGGTAATCGGCCGTAACAATCTCCGCCTTTCCGCTCGGTAACGCTTTCCGCTCGGCAACTGGAAGCCGAACGGCAGCGGACGGCGCCGGACGATCAACGCCAATTACCCGATTGGCCGGCGGCGGCAATGGAACATTCCGAGCGTTGCCGATTGCGCCGGGGAGTAACCGTTGCTGATCGGCAACCGGCACTTGCGTTACCTGATTGGTTACGTTTACGTCCCCTTTGATCGTGATATTCTGTTGGACATACCGGATATCGGGGCCAACGAATAGGTACACCAAGAAATACCAAACCGGAACCACGATAAGCAAAAGAACCGCCAACAAAAACAATATGCCTTCCATAGTTGCCCCTTCCCCTTGATTACTTGCCTATGCGCCGCTCGGCATACTCGGCCGCCCAATGATCCATAAACTTGCGGAAGTCCAGCGGTTCACGGCCGAGCTGCCGATCTTGCTTCGTCAAATGCCGCCATTCCCACCAACACGAAAACACTTGCAGCAACGTCCAGCTTGGCCGGTTGGCGTACATCTGGCGGCGCCATTCCAAGTAGGCTTCGTCTTCCATTACTTGCCGCCAATCAACGCCTGAGCGTTGCGAATGCGCTGGATTTCCCGATCGCAATACCAACGCGCCTTGTGTAGATCGTCCAATTCTTCCGCCGTCTTACGTCCCGCTCGGCAAAGGTATTTCACGGCGTTTCCCCGGTTGAAGTTTAGTTGCTCAGCAAGATCGATCGTTTCAACGCCGTTGGGAAACTGATAATGCGCCGGATGATTGACCGTTTCAGCATTGGCAGCTTGGGCCGCTAATCGTTCAGCAACTTTGGCTTCAACTTCTTCCGGCTTAATCTTCGGTTGCCGCCAAACGCGTTCCGCCATATGTTTTTCGTCGTTATTCGTTAGCATCATACGTTGCCCCTTTCTTAGTTTACTTGATTACTAATTGCAGCTCGGGGTATTTCTCCCGAAACAACTTGGCCTTCAGCTTGAATACCGGCGTTTGTACGCCCTTCACATCAACGACGATCCGGCGCCCTTCCTGCGTATAAGCGAAGTCCGCCTTATACACGATCGGCTTTACCTTGCGCCCGTTGCCGTCCACAAAGCCGGCTTGCAGAATGAACGCCGGTTGCAGTTGAAGATCGGCGATTGCGCCGATGCGCTCGAGAAGCTTCAGGCTTTGGTATTCCCTTGCTTCCTTCTTGGAATCGAAGGTAATGCCGTCAACTTCCGTTTTTACGGCGTTGTATTTGTGCCGCCGGATCTCGGATGCTTCCCGCTTATCCTTGGCCGGGGACTTGCCGAGAATTCCCGGCGGCAAGTCTTCTGGATTCATAACGCCAAGCTCGGGATTGGTTTGCAGCATCCGCCGGAATTCTTCAACGCTTGGCATTAACTAAGCCTTCGCCCCTTCGCCTACTTCGATCCAGTCCAGCACAATACCAAGGCGGCCGGCTTTGTTCCGAGCGGCGATAGAGTCCGGCGCTTCGATGGTAATCATTGTTTCGTTGGTTTCGGCGTCATACTGGGAATCAAGGCGGGCAACTTCCGCCGCGTCCGTAACGTCCCCTTCAACGAAAACAAACCACGTTCCAAGCTCAGGCGTTGTCATTGTTTGCCCCTTCCCGCTCGGCAGCTTCCAGCCAAGTAACGGTCCGCTTTACAAAGCTATGCTTGGTTACGCTGATCCCTTGGATATCGATCAGCAATTCAATCACTTCCCGAAGATCCTTGATTTGTTGCGGCGTTACCTGAGCGGCAACCGGCGTTGCTCCATTCTTCAGCATGGTTAACTCCCCGCGCCCGCTGCAACCAACACGAAGCCCAACACGCCGATAATGCCGATCACTAACATGACGTAGAAAGTCCCCGAGTAGCCTTCTTCTTGCTGATCCATAGTTGCCCCTATATGTGTATGCTTGGCGCCGTATCGCTTCGCCTTGGCCGTCCTATTGCCTTGGCGAAGGCGATACGGCTTGGTTGCTAAAACGGTATTTCTTCGTCCCTTGCCGAGCTTGCCGCCGCAAACTTGACCGGCGGCGCCGTCTTCATTGGCGCAACGCTCATTGCCAACCGATCCGCCTTCGTCAACTTGTCCAGCGTTACCGGCTTCAAGGCGCCAAGGTAAACGGCAACCGATTCGGACCGAGTAAGGCGCGGCGCGGGCGGAAGCGCCGGTATAACCTGGTTTCGCCCGTATTGCGCCGATAAGATCCGCGTATCCAACACGGCAATTACGCCTTTATCCGTTGATGTGCGGACCAATCTTCCCGCCGCTTGCTTCAGCTCGGTAATCATGCGCGGGACTCGGATCTGATCAAATCCCCACATTTCAAGGCGGCGGCCGGCAATCCCGGCAGCGCGCGCCCGCTCGGTTGCAGCGGCTTCCATTGCCGTTGTCAACGGGCTTGGCGCTTCAAATGGCAGCTTATCAACAATGACGCAGCGCAACGCTGATCCCTGTATGTCTACACCTTCAAAGAAGGACTTCGTTGCGAACAAGACGCCGTTACCGTCCGCCTTGAAGCGCTTGGCAAGCTCGAGCTTGGGCATTTCGCCTTGCACATAAACGTTAATTCCCCGAGCAACGAAGGTATAGCGAAGCTCGGATACAGCTTGGTTCATGGCGTTGTAAGACGTAAATAGCAGGAAGGCGCCGCCGCCGCTTGCCAACACAAGCGATCGCATTTCCCCGATCGCCCACATCAACCAACCGCCTTCGCTTGGCGCCGGATTCCCGGCGGCGGGCGTATAAATTACGGCGTTGTCTTCGTAGGGGAACGGCGAAGCGGCAATCATCTGCATTGCATCCGGCAACCCCGCTTCCCGCATGAAATAGCCCATATCAGGCGCGGCAAGCGTTGCCGAGCAAAAGACAATCGCCGTCCCGCCGGTAACGTCCGCTTCCTTCTCGGGGACCGTTCCATGCTCAAGCTGCAACCATTCATGCAGATCCATTGCTTCCGCATCCCCAAACGGATCAACCGCTTTGATGCAATCGGGGCCATACGGGCGATCGTCCAGTATGGCAACACGGCTTGCCGTTAGGGTGCGGTTGCAACGGGCGCAACGTGTATGGTCTGGACGTTGCGCCTTAGCAACCGGACTGAAGCCGGCCATTGTGGCAATGAACGCCGAAACGTCATAGGGCATACAGCAAAGCTTGGTTGGATCGTCGCGCTTGGCCGGTTCAATCCAGCGGACGAATCCCGGCCGAGTAGCGATCGCCATTTCGGCAACCTTGCCGGCGGCGTTGCGAATGCGTTGCGCCCGCCGTGCCAATTGCTTCGTATGTCCCGAGTCCGGCAATTCGTCTTCGGGGAATACCGCTTCGGCCAAGCGGATCAGCGATCCGGCCAAGTGGGCGCCGAAGGGGAATGTATCTTCCCCGTTTACCTGAAGCTGAATCCCCTCTTTATTGGCGATATATGCCGTTACTTCTTGGGTAAACTTGCGGAATGCAACCTGAGCTTCAACAATGTCTTCCACTTCGGCGAAGCCTTCCGCCAAGCCGATCGCCCGTTCAATGCTATTGAAGGTGAATTCGGCGCCCAAAGCGGACCTTGCATAGTCCGGCAGTTTATGCGCCTCATCTGCAACGATTACTTCCGCCGCCGGGAGAAGGGCGCCACCGGTCAACTGATTCAGGCAAAGCAACGCATGGTTGGTTATGGTTACGTCCGCGCCTTCATAGTTGGCCTTGGCGGCGTAATAGAAGCAATCGCTATAGTTGGGGCAATGCTTGCCCATGCAATCATCGTTTGCCACGATCCCGGCAATGTCCCGCCGGTCAACCTGGAACGTGATTTCTTCGGTATTCCCTGATTCGGTCCCGGCATACCATTGACGCAGCTCGGGATTGGCGATAAGGGCGCCGCTATTGCCCATTGAATCGCAGCGGGCGCGGCATGCATAATTGGTCTTCCCAACGGCCAAGACAACTTTCTTACCGGGGAATAGCTTGGCAAGGAAGGGCAAGTCTTTGTAGTAAAGCTGCATTTGAAGCGCTTTATTGCTTGTGCTGATTACCAAGCGCTTGCCCATTGCCATACAGACGGCGGCATAGGCGAAGCTTTTCCCGGTCCCGGTCCCGGCTTCAATGGCAACCGGCGCGCCCATTTCAATAGACCGCTGGACTAGCCGCGCCATATGCAGTTGGGGCAACCGGCATTCATAGTTGCTCAGGTGTTGCGCCATCATGCCGCCGTTGCCGAAGATGCGATCGGCAATGCTCGGCCAGGTAACGGTCAAGGTTTCGCCGTCGATCGTTTGCTCGGCATGCGCTGGAACGGCATTGGCTTGGACAATCTTCGCCCAATTCTCGGGGAAGCCCTTCAGCGTTAAAACGAAGTTGCCGCCGTCTACTCGGCAGCTCGGACGCATGGGGCGATCGGCGCAAGCCGTTTCCCAAAGCCGATATATTTGCGATCGTAATGGATCTGTCATTGGGATTCATTGCCCTTTCGGATCTAGGCCGGCGGCGTCACGTTTACAGGAGGAACGCCGCCGGCCAATGCTTCAACCGGACTTACAGCCAACCATAGCGATAATTAGAGTCCGGTTTCTGCCAGTACATCAACGGCCGGCGGCAATTGCTCAGGCGTTGCGCTGCCGTTGCCGTTGGTCCCGCCATTACCTTCAACGGCGCCGGCTTCCATGCGGTTTGCGTCCCAAGCGGTCATCCATTCGCCGTACTCGGCATACAGGGAATTGACCGTTTCCAACATGGCATTGCCCACAAAGAAGCGCTTCAGATCAACGCCTTCCTTCTTCTCAGGCAAGCCGATCGCAACCGGAAGAACCAGGTGCGTTGAATCCTTGCCGCTGCCAACTTCGGTAAAAACCGGATTACCCGAAGCGTCCCGAGCGGCGCCAACGGGGCACCAAAATGCACGGTACGGCCAACGCATCCCCTTCTTGCCGGCGTTGGCGGAAGCAATGTTGGCGGCGGCGATTACCGTATCGTTGAACGCCTTTTCAACGCCGCCGCCGGTCCGGCTTCCCTTGAACGCCTTAGAAGCGGCGCCCTTCAGCGTAAGCACAACCGGGCCGATTGCTTCCAGATCCTTGACAATGCAAAGAATATGCATGCGGCCAACCGCGCGGCCGACTGCCTTGGCGGCGTCATATCCGGTCCAAGGAAACACGGCACGGTTGCCGCCGGCATCGGTCACTTCCCAACGCTGCCGAGCGGCGATCATGCTGATTGCAACGGTTCGCTTATAGAAGCCTTCGGTTTCGCTGCCGTTGGCGTGGGTAAACGTTTCCTTGCTCCAACCGGCCGCAACCATCGTTGCCGCATCAACCATTTCGGAATTGATGAACCAACCGCCGGCAAAGCCCATCTTGTCAGATCCCAAGGCTTTCATCTTGCGATCGCCGTATGTCCACTGAATCAGCGGAAACGAAGGGCCGCTGCCTTCGACGGATTCCTGATCAATGCTGCCAACCAACGCGGCGTCAAAGTCTTCGCCGTGCCCAAGATCGTAACCGTTTGCGTTGCCGTTCTGAGTAGTCATTGTCTAGTCTTCCTTTGCCCATACGGGCCATACAAAGTTGGTGAAAAAGCGTTGTTACTGCTTACTGCTACAATCCCAAGGCGGCGGCGTCCGCTGCCGTTACCGCATGCCCGTTCCCGTTGTTCCCGTTGCCATTGACCGCAATTGAAACCGGCTTCCCCATACCGAAGCTGATATCAACCGGCGGGATGCTGCCGGCGGCGGCGAGATATCCCATCAATCCCGCATGCAACCGAGCGGCGAAACCAACGGCGATAAACTGCTTTTCCAGCGATTCAGCGTTGATCTCGAGCTGAGCAAGATCAGCGGCTTCCTTCTTGGCAGCGGCGGCGAAGCGTTGGTAAGCGCCGTGTTGCGCTACAAACCGCGCCCGATCCGCCTTGCGCTCGGAATCGTTCTTGCCTTCAGGCGTATAGGCATCTTCGATCCCTTCCATTGCCGCCTTGGACTCGGCCAAGCGGATCTTGACCGGCAAAACCGCTTCCTTGGCGGCGGTGATCTCGGCGGGCAACGCCGCCAAATCCCCCATAAGATCCCGGTATACTGCGATTACTTCCTGTTGCATTCGTTGACCTTTCCCCGGCTTAGCGGGCGAAGATGAAAATAAGAAGGGCAACGACAAATGCCGCCGTTGCCCAATCGAAGCGATCCACTAGCAAAGCACCGCGCAAGCGGCGGCGGCCGGCATGCCTTCCAAGCGGCAATCGTCCAGATAAGCCAAGGAACGGCGAAGCTCGATCCGCTTGGCTTCTTCGGCCAAGTAAGCGTTGATCGACTCGGCTTCCGCCGCTTTCCATTCCGACGCCTGAGCGTTGGTCAAACATGCCGACAACGGCGCGCCTTCGGCAAACAGATCCCGGCCGGACTTGGCGGGGACGAATGTAGCTCGGGACAAGATCCCCTTGCTTCCGCTTCCCTGATGTGCTAACCTAGAACGTGACATTGAAAGTTGCCCTTTCGATTGGCTTGATCTGCGGGACATTGGCCGGGACGTTTGCAGCGTTCCGGCCTTTGCTTTGTTACTCCCGTTGCGTAAAATTACGCTGTGAGAGTAGTATAGCACGCCGTGTTTACCGTGTCAACAGGGAAGATCAACTTTGAGCGTAATTTGGGAAATTTGGGTTATGGTGGGGTAGGGCGCCGGGGATGTACTCGAGCGGGAAAACGTTACGATTGCAGAATGCTATGTCAGTACGGGCAATTCAGTAGGCGTAATGGTTATATACGCCAATCGATTTGTTTAACCTGGTTATCTTCGACCCAAACGATCATAAGCTGCCGAAGCCAGATATTTTTTTGGGCGATCGGCATATCAGCATTGTTCAACATTTCTAAGCCGATTTCCTTGGCCGTCTGAAGCCGCTTGCGTTGCTCGGCTTTGTTGCCGGTTTTGGTCCGCTCGGCTTCCGCCGCTGCAAGATCGCTTTCCAGCGTTGCCCGCCGCTCGGCCAAGATCTGCAACTGCCGATCGTAACGCTCGGGCGTCATGCGTCCCGCTACATATTGATCGTCAGCGCGTAGCGTTGCAGCTTCCACTTCTTCCAGTTGCTTTTTAATGGCCGCAACTTGGCGCCCGATGCGGCCGGCGTTGCTTGGCCGTTGCTCGAGCTGCGATAGGTCAACATCCGCCAATGCAGCAATGGCGGCATGCACGGCGGCGGCAGCGCGCTTGTAGGGGATGTACTCCCCCGGCGTATGTCGATAGCACCGCAATGTGTCGTAGTGGCGATCGCCGCTTCCCGGCCGCTGCCGAGCAATCGCCATTGGAAAGCCACAAGTAACGCAATAGCAAACGCCGCTAAGAAGCCATTCCGTGCCAACCAATTGACGGTTCATGGCGCGCGCCTTCCGCTCGGCAACAACGGCATTGGCAGTTGCCTCATCAATCAGCGGTTGCCAATTGCCCTTCGCCTTGACGTATGGCCGGCCGGCCTTGGACCGACGGTTGTACTCAGTAAAGCCGGCGTATTTCCAGACCTTATCGACAATCCCCGTTACCATGATAGGCGTCCAGATGGATCGGCCGCTCGGGGACAATGCGCCGCGCTCAGTCATTGCGTCCGCAATCGATTGGGCGCCGCTGCCGAGTAGATACATGTTGAAGATTTCTTGGACAAGCGCGGCGGCTTCCTGATTGACTATATATATAGGCTCAGGCTTGCCGCCTACTGTTTTATATTCAATTTCATAACCGAAGATGGTGGCGCCTGCAAAGTATCCCCGTTGGGCACGGCCGGCCATACCACTAGCGTGTCGATACTTGATCTTATCGATCTCCCCTTGCGCTGCAACGGACTTGATCGCACCAAGCAACATGCCGTCAATGCTCCCCTGATTGGACCGAAGATGATCAAGCGTTGCCGGCGGCGATTCCATATCATAAGCCAGTATCCCGGCCTTGGCGCATAGGCCAACAACGGCCATTGACAACGCCGATTGCCGGCCAAGGCGGGACCGGTCAAGGTAAATCAGGATATCGATCGACTTCTTTTCTATGGCTTCCCCGAGCTGCCGGTACGCTTCCATGCGCCGCGCCGCTTCTTCAAACAGAACGATATCCCTGCTTTCACCGGGTACAACAAATTCGGCAACAACCTTGCAATTGTGCCGCGCCGCATGCTCCCGGCCAAGCCTGAGTTGATCGTCAAGGCTTACTAGCTTGGCTTGCGGCAAACTGCTAACCGCTGCCCAAAGTCCCGCCTTCAATGTCGCCTGATCGTTGTTGCCCTTGGAACCGGCCATATGTTTATTGCTTACGGAAAAACAAAACACGCATTGCGCATTATCAAATCAATGTATTTTCGCGTACATTGTCCGCCTCTTATATATGGGAAACCGCTGGATTATGCCTACGCAACATACCTTACGGCGTATCATAACCAAACACTTTATGCAATGGATGCGGGAAGCGGTTGTTGCCGAGCAAACCGCGATCCTATTTTGGCGCGCCGAGCTGCCGCGTAGTGATATCCTGGTCTGATCCAATCTCCCCGCCTTCATATCTGCCGCATGATTGAAGTTATTTCCCAAGATTGGATTTTTAGACCGTGCCAACCAAAAAATCATTACAAGAAAAACAAGCCGAAGATGCGGCATTACTGCGGGCGATTATCGAAGCCATTGCAACCGAAGCACTCGAGCAACGGATCGCCGAAGCCGGCGGTTCTCGCAAAGCAGAAAACGTCAATGCCCCATCCCCCCAAGATTGCCGGAACGATAAGCGATAAGGATTTCTTCTATCCGCTTGCGTAGCGTTGGCGTAAGCAGGATATCGGCCGTCGCCAAAGCGGAAGCCAGCATTTCAGCTTCCGCTTTGGCGTCCAGCTTGGTCGCCTCATGCACGCGGGCAATGGCTTGGACGATCGCTACCACTTCGGCGCGCTTGGCATCCGGCAAATCCTCCATGATATCCCCGACGATCCGCGTTTCTGGATACAACCAGGAAGGCGCCTGAGTATCGGCAACTTCAGTGAAGTCCACGCGGCCGGCAACGAAGTCAAGGCTCACTTCCAGCGCATCCGCCCATGCCGTAATCAATTCCCAAGATGGGTTTCTTTCTCCCCGCTCTACTCCCGAGATCGCTTGCACGCTCACATCTAAGCGCGGATTGACGCGCTTGATCTGAGCGGCTAATTCTTTTTGTCCCCATTCGCGTTGGCGGCGCAAGGCTGCCAAGCGGTTTCCCATTGTCGCTAATAGATCGATTGGCATAACGTCAAGCATAGTCTTCTTCCTTTTCCGATCCCCTTTCCGCTTCATATTACGCAATCCGCTTAATTCCTGTTGACACGGTAAACAAGGCGTGATATGATTCCTCATGTAGCTGATTTTTCACCTTATAGCGTACTCTCAGGATGATTGGAAGGGGATCGAATGACAGAACTAACAAAGCAGGCGCGATTGGATCGGGGCAACCATGCCGCACTCGAGCGGTTGGCGTTGCAGCTTGGGGCCGAGCGCGGCGAAAAGCTTGTGCATAACGATATTGTGACCGAAGCGCTTGGCGCTTTGGTTGCCCAACGGCCGGATCTTGCGCCGGTCATTGCGTCCGCTCGGCAGGTTGCCGGGGTGGCGGTTGCGGCATGAAAAACGCCACCATGCGTAAAACCGTTCCCCCGGCGGTTGCCGAGCGCGGCAATGCTCAGGCGGCGCCAAGGGCAGCGGCGGCCATAGTGGGGACGTTGTTGGTTGGCGGGCGCCTGATCCCTATGACGGCGGATCATGCGCTGGAAGCTGTATCGATAACGGCGGCAACATTGGCTTGGCCTATCCTGGAAGAAGCCGGAATATTGGAATGACAACGCCGCCAAGGGCAATTGGCGGCGTTGCGGCGTTGTTGGGTAAGGCGGCCGGTTCTTCGTTTCTTCTCTCCGAAGATACCACGCCGTAAACCCAAAAGATACATGAATTTCCACAGCGGCAGCCAATCTTGCGCGTTTCTTGCTCGAATCTTGTTTTTCTAGTGGGGATGTATCCGCTTATGCCTTCCGATTTATCACAGTATTGGACCGTTGCCGCAACCTTGGCCGCTTGCAGTTTATATGCCGCTTTCCTGTATCTAACCAAGTGGGGAACCAGGTTACGTGTCTTCCTGACATTTGTTGCGGTCATTATCGGCATGGGGATCATTTGGATCTTCGTTGGGATTGCCGATGCTCAGGCAGGCGTAGTTATGGGTATGCACCTGGCGGCCGGCGGCTTCCCAATTATTACGTTTGCAATCATCTGGTTCTTGCGGGAAATCGACACGATAACCGGCGGGAAATAGCCTATGCCAACCAATCCACAGAAACCGGCAGCTTGGCCGCGATACGCCAAAGCCGCATTGCAGCAAACATTGAAGAAGCTCGGCAGCATATCCGATCGGATCAACGCCGACGAAACCGGATTGGACGCTAAGGCGGGACTTATTGAAGCCAAAGCTAAAGAGATCCAGTATGCAGCGCAACGCGGCGAGACAATCAAGGTACTGGCGGCGCTTGCGGACCTACGCAATTTGAATGCTGATTTTAGAACCGGCTTGCTCGAGATTGACCGCTTGGCGATCGACGCTCGGCAACTATTGATAAACGCTGAATCTGGCGATTATACGGGGATTCAATGACGGTAGAAACGGCGAAGGAATGGCGGCAACGGGCCGAGTATTATCGGGGCTTCGGCTTCAACTTGGTCCCGCTCGGCAACGACAAACGGCCGGTAATAACCGGCGTCAATCAATTCGGCGCGCCGTCCCGCTTCAGGTGGGATGATTGGCAGCTTGTCAAGCAATCGGACAAACTTTGGCGCGGCATACGGGAACCGGCCTATTGGGTAGATGTTGAAGGCTTGGGCGCCGTGTGCGGGGAAGTATCCGGCAGCTTGGCATGCATAGATTTTGATGCAACGCCGGAATCAGACGTTGAAGCCTTCCTTGCCGCCGCCGAGCTGCCGGCCGATTATGCTTGGACGGTATCAACGCCGGGAAACGGCTTCCATGTTTGGGTATTGTGTCCCGGCTTGCAGCTCGAGAAGGGCAAGTTGAACCGGCCAAGCCTGAGCGGCAACGGGCATATAGAACTTCGCTATACCGGCCATTACGCCGCCTTGCCGCCGTCCATGCACCCGAGCGGCAATCTTTATGCTTGGGCATACTCGGAACCTTCTTCGCTTCCTGCGCGAGTAATGCCGGATCGGTTGCTGGCAGCCTATGACCGTATAACCGCTCAGGAAGCGCCGGAAACCCCGCAAGCGCCGCCAACCAACGGCAAGCCGTATGGATACACCAAAAACGGATTATCGTTGAATGGCGGCAATCCTGGGGGGGGAACGGCGGCTTCTACGATTGCGCCCGCCTATGCAATAACCGCCGCTGAAGGCGAATTTCAAAAGGTACGCTTCGCCGTCAACGGAACGCGCAACGATACGCTAAACAGCTCGGCTTATTCGTTGGGGCAATTGGTTGGCGCCGGTCTATTGGATGAATCAGAAATAGAACGGAAACTAATCGGCATTGGAATCGAAGTTGGCCTTGGCGAAGGCGAAGCGGCGGCGGCGGTCCGCTCAGGCATGCGCGCGGGAATAGCGAAGCCGCGCGTTGTGCAAGTACATACGCCGGCTTCCGGCAGCTCGAGCGGCGAATACTATGACGGCTTCGGTCCCGAATGCCCAACGGCGGAAGACTTCGCCGAAGCGCTTGATCATGCCGAAGATATGGCCGGTTTCGATGCGTTGAAGTATCGCGCGGAAGACGGCGGCATTCTGGACGCTTGGCGGGACTTATACGCCGATGGTTGGCTATATGTGACCGGCTTGGAAAAATGGTTTGCTTGGACCGGAACGCATTGGCGCAAAGACGAAGCTCAGGCGTTGCAGCTACAGATCCAAGCGCTTGCGGATGAAATGAACCGCCAAGCGCTGCAAGCCGCCGGGGAAGCTCGGCAATCCAAGCGAACCGCCAAGAAGGCGGACAACGAAGACGCTTTACTTGCTGCCGCTTTGTTGGCCGAGCATGCCGGCGCCCTTGCAGCGGCAACCAAGCGAAGCCGGGGACGTGTCGAAAGCGTTGCCGGACTTGCTCAGGCTTGGCGATCGGCGCCCGCCGCCACAATGGACGCCACAAATGCGCTAAACCTGAGCAACGGAACATTGGATCTGGATACGCTGGAATTTCGGCCGCATAGCCAAGCGGACCGGCTTACCTACTGCCTTGATTATCCCTACGACGCCAACGCCGATTGCCCAAGGTTTCGGCAGTTTCTTGGCGAAGTCTTGGTCATGCCGGATTCCCTGATCCCCGATGCGGAAACGGCAATGCTGTTCCAAGAATTGTGGGGATATGCCCTAACGACGGAAACCAGGTTTGAAGTTATGGCTTGGCTTGCGGGCGAAGGCGCCAACGGCAAGACGGTTGCCCTTACTGTGCTTCGATCGTTGCTCGGTCCCCTAGCAACCAACGTTAACTTTGAATCACTCGGCCAAATGGGTAACTACGATTTGGCGGATCTGCAAGGCAAGCGCGTTGCCCTATCCACTGAAGCCGGGCGCCGGGGAGTAATCGCCGAAGATATGATCAAGAAGCTGGCAAGCGGCGAAACAATCAAAGCTCGGCCGATCTATGGCTTCCCATTTGAGTACAAATCGACGGTAAAGCTGTTTTGGGCAATGAACGATAAGCCAACCGTTACCGATACGTCCAAGGCGTTTTGGCGGCGGCTTCTCCTGATCCCGTTCTATCGCAGCTTTGAAAACGATCCGAACAAAGATCCCTTCTTGCTGGACAAGTTATTGGCCGAGCGGTCCGGCGTGTTGAATTGGGCCTTGGACGGTCTTTGCCGCCTTCGCATACTCGGCCGATTCACGATTCCCCGAGCGGTTGCCGAAGCGGTTGCCGCCTATCGCTTGGAAGCAAACCCCGTTGCCCAATGGTTGCAGGAACGAACAACGGCGGAAGGCATATCGTTGGCAACAACCATATACAACGATTATGCGGAATGGGCGCGCAGTAACGGCCGGCAAGTGCTGAATAGTACCAACTTCGGCAAGGAACTGGCGCGGCTGAACGTCCAGAAACAACGCATAACCGCCGGCAACGCATACGCTTTAACGCTCAAAAATAGCGGGGAAACCGGCGCTGCCGACGCTTCAACGGCGCATGATATCGGGTTATAGGGCATATCTAATAAATGGCGCTTCATTCCATGTATAGTTTCATGTATAGTTTAGACAAAGCCTCTACTCGAGTAAATGTATGGTTCATGTATGGTTATGTATGGTTTACCCCTTATGTTGACTGTGTAGAACTAATTCACGCGGATTGTTCAAAAAAATTGAATTTTTCTCTGCACAGCCAACATAAGGGCCAAACCATACATAACCATACATACCATACATTAACCAGTGTATTTTTGGGCTTCAAACCATACATAAACCATACATGCCGGTTGCGCCTGAGCGTGCGTAATTGGTACGCAAAGACGGCGGCGGCGGCGCAACTTGCCACAAAGCTTATACAAGAAAGGGCAACGAATGAATAAGCTTGGACCGTTTGACTACGATTCAGTAACAACCGGGGACGCAAGGCAGATCGGGGAAGCAATTCCCGATGGATCAGTTGACCTTATTCTGTGCGATCCGGTTTATTGGGAGATCGAACAATACCGCTGGCTTGGGCAACTGGCGGAACGGGTTTTGGTCCCCGGCGGCGCCTTGCTTGCTCAGGTGGGGGAACCATTCTGGCATCCGGCGGAAGCGGCGATCCGCGAAGCCGCCGGCTTGGTCCCGCTGCCGCCAATCATTGAATGCTATTACTTTTGTACTTCGGGATACCGAGCGGGCGCAACGAACATTTCCAGCGGCTATACGCCGTATATCTTTGCTACGAAGGGGCCGAAGAAGGTTTCCGTAATGAATCGCTTCTTTGGCAAGCGGGACAAACAATACCACGAATGGGGCGATGGCGGCGCCTTTGCCTTGCAGTATATCAGCGTGCTATGCGGTCCCGGCGGTCTAGTGCTCGATCCCTTTACCGGCGGCGGAACGGTCCCGGCCGCCGCCAAAACACTTGGGCGCCATTTCGTTGCCTTTGAAATCAACCCGACAACGGCGGCGGCAGCTCGGGGACGGATCGCCAATACGCAGATCCCGTTGCCGATGGCATACGAAGAACAATGCGGCTTTGAATGGGAAGGGATCGTTGCCCATGCTGCCGCCTAAACTGCCGAAGCCGCCTAAGCCAACGATTGAAACGCCTAACACTGTAATTCTTGGCGTCTACTCGGCCGAGTCCAGCATAGCGGCAACGGTTGGCATTGCCGGCAGCTTCCGCACAATGGCCGGGATACTGCGGACCGAAGTGTTATCCGCTGCCGGTCCGGTATGGCCGGCGCTGCATACGGCGTTGGACGCGGCGGGCATGCTGGAAGCCGGGAACCTGGTTTTATTCAGCAACAACGCCGCCTTGGTTGCCGCCTTATCGCCGCCATTCCGGGCGCCGGCAGCGGACCGCACTGAGCGGCATTGGTTCGGCAAAGGTGATTTCACCGATGCGGCGTATGGCGGCAATGCGGACCATTGGGCATGCCTTGCCGAGCTTGGCGGGCGCTATGGCGGACGGTTTAACACAGTGTTAGTCAGTGATCTAAAGAGGGCAAAAGAAGTATGGCAACAACTGAACCAGTGAAGCAAAAGCGCTTCTTCAGCTTTGGTGGCGGCGTCCAGTCCGTTGCGGTTCTTGTGTTGACGCTGCAAGGGCGCCTTCAGTATGACGCCTTTATCTTCGCTAATGTGGGGGATGATTCCGAAAACCCCGATACGTTGGCCTATATCGAAGCCTACGTAAAGCCGCTTTGCGCCGCTCGGGGAATCCCCTTTGTGGAGCTGCAAAAGACGCGCAAGGGGCAACCGATAACAATTCTAGGTGAATTGTACCGGGATGGCAAAAGGATCGGACTCCCCGCCTACTTGGGCAGCGGCGCGCCGATGCGGCGCAACTGTACTTCCGATTTCAAGCTGATCCCGATCGCCAACTGGCAAAAGAAACACGGCGCAAGTGAAGCCGATCCCTGTATTACCGGGATCGGGATCAGCTTGGATGAACTGGAACGGGCGCGGACGGAAAGCGGCTTCGCTTGGCAATTGCTCGAGTATCCATTGCTTGACCTTCGCCTAAGCCGGATGGCATGCACGCGGATCATTACGGATTACGGCTTGCCGTTGCCGCCAAAGTCCAGTTGCTATTTTTGCCCGTTCAAGCGCCGGGATGAATGGAAGCGGCTTAAAGGCGATAAGCCCGAGCTATTCGCCAAAGCAGTTGCCCTTGAACAAATGTTGAATGAACGGCGCCGGGAATGGGGTAAAGATGAAATCTATCTACATGCGTCCAAGATCCCACTAGATAGGGCCGTTGGGGATCAGCTCGGTTTTTCCTTCGATGAACCGGAATTAACTTGCGACATCGGGAATTGCTTTACATAGAAAGGGGCACAGATATGGCAACAACTGCAACCATGACAAAACCGGTCATTACTCCCCGCGCAATCGAAGACGCCAAGCGGCGGGCGGTGCAATTACTCGGGGAAGCGTATTCGCCGAAGGCAACGCCGATCGACGGCAATATAACAATGATTTGCTTGAACGGGCGGATCTCGCGCGGCTATGACAAGCTTGCCATTGCCCGCCGCGCCGGGGATGCGGCGGCGATCAAGAAGCTGGAAGCGGGGATCGCCAAGCTGCAAGACTTGTATAACGCCGCACAGAAAGCCGCTGAAACGGCGGCGGCGGATTGGGCAGCAATGGCAGCGGCAGCGGGCGCAACCATTGATCCCACATCGATCTATCCGCCGGAATGCGATTGCGAAGCCTGCAAAGCCGAGCGGGCGCAAAAAAGCGGCTATTGGTACCGCGACACTTACACAGCAATGGTCTATGACGCCTTGGCGCCGAATAGCTTTGATTTCCCGCCGTTGCTCGAGCTTGTCAGGGGCGCCAAAAATCCCGATGCACGCGATCGGATTTGGGTACACCTGAAGCGGATCTTGGATGCAGCGGAAGCCTACAACAAAGATTGCGCCGATCGGGGAGTGCAACCAAATTGGCGCCTTGCCCTATGTCCGGCGGAAGGGGAATAGGCAATGCTTTGGCGCTTGGCGGCATGGGGGATCGGCGTTGCAGCAATGCTGCAATGGATGGCAGCGGGACGGCCAACGGTAGGGGAAGGGAAGAACCTTTGAGCAAGCTTCGATTGGGCACCTATTTTTCCGGCGGCGGCGGCGTCGATTGGGGACTTCGCAACGCCGGCTTGGAACCGGTTTGGGCGGTTGAATATGACGCAGATATCGCCGCCGTTTATGAACGCAACTTCGGCCATTCGCCGATTATAGCGGATGTGCGGACCGTCGATCCGGCCGAGCTGCCGCCGGTTGATTGGTTTCATGCTTCCCCGGTATGCACGCGGGCAAGCGTTGCTAATACGGACGGCGAAGAAAGCGAAGACGATATCCAAACGGCAGCGGCGGTTTCTCGGGCGTTGACGGCGCTTGAACCGGCGTTCTTTACGCTGGAAAACGTTGTCCAGTATCGCAAATTCAAGGCATTCGGCAACATCTGCAAGACGCTGGATAAGCTCGGCTATTTCTGGACGGCGGACAACGTAAATTCAGCGGATTTCGGCGTACCGCAAACGCGCCGCCGCTTGATCGTCCGAGCAAGCCGGGGACTGTTGCCGCCGCTGCCGCTGCCGGAACGTTGGATCGGATGGTATGAAGCCATTGAAGACCTGATCCCGACATTGCCGGAATCGAAGTTGGCGCCTTGGCAGTTGGCGCGGTTGCCGGAAGAAATCAAGGCGAATATTTTGCTAGGAAGCCAAAATACTAAGCAGGAATTCGGGAAGGGTTATAAGCTTGGCGATGAACCTAGTATGACTATCACAGCCGATCAATCCCCGCGTGCGTTATTGCTTGCCGGGGATTCAAACGCCGATTCATGGGGCGATAACTACTGGCAAGCCGAGCAACCGGCGTTTACTGCCAAGGAAAACGGCGTTGGCAGCCAACGTGTCATTGTTGCTGAACCCGAAGCGGTTCTAGTTGCCGGACTGTTGAACGATCGCAGCAAAAATATAACGCTTCGGGCGCAAGCTGAACCGGCATTTACCGTTACAACGCAGATCAATCAACGGGATATCAAGGCGGCGCTTCCCGGTTACAAAGTGGTTTCCATTACGCCGCGCTGCCTTGCTCGGTTTCAGTCCGTACCGGACCAATATTGGCTTCCCGAGAAGCGCGGCTTGGCGGCAAAGGTAATCGGGAATATGGTCCCGCCGCTGCTTATGCAACGCTTGGCGGAAGGGATGTTGGCGTGATTTCCCTTGACGATCTTCCTGTAATCGACGCAACGGCAACGGCGGCCGCCGCTCGGCAGCGCAAGCCAACGAAGGGAGAACGGGATCGGGATCTGGACTATGCCCGTTCAATGGGGGTAAGGCGGCAAGGCATGGAATTTCACTTGGTTTCTTTGCTCAGGCATTACACGTTGGACGAAGTTATAGAACGTTGGTGGAAAGCTCAGGTAACACGTTGATCAACAATCAAGACATGAAAGGGGCAACTATGAACGGTACGATCAAGATCGAAGCGGATGACTTTGCAAGCATGACGCCGGAACAAAAAGCCTACATTAGCACGCTCGGCAAGGCTTGGCGGGAAGCTGCCGATCTTCGCCAAGTTGTTGCCGAGCAAGATCGGAAGATTGCCGAGCAAGCGGCGTTGCTGGATCGCTATGATGCGGCAATGAAAGCTCATGCGTTCCAGCTCGGCAAACAGGATCGGGAATTGATCCAATTGCGGTCCCGCGTCAAGGCGGCGGAAGCCGGGGACGTTGCAACGTTGCGGATCAACAACGCCTTCCAGCATTCCGAGATCATGCGCCTGAAGGCGGCATTGGCCGAGCGGGAAACGGCGGCGCTTACCGAAGGGACGGCAGCGGCGATCGTTGCGAAATGCGCCGCCAAGATCCCGGTGGACCAATGGACGGAAGCGGACGTTGCCGGTTGGATTGCAACGGTCAACGAAAACGCATCGGCATTCATGGAATGGTACGGCGCGCATGCTGGAAGCCGGGAAGCGGCATTGGCGGCCAAGGTTTCCGAGCTTGAAGCCGCGTTGAAGGCGGAAAAAGCGGAAAATGTTAAGGCGCATACCGAATGCGGAACGCATTACAAAGCAACGCTTAGGACTCGGCAACGGGCGCGCTTAGCTGAAGATATGGTTGCTAAGCTGGAATTGGCATTGGCCGAGCGGGACGCCAAGATCAAAGCATTGTCCGCCGATGTTGAACGCCTGAAGGGCATTGCTGATCATAGCAACAACTTGGCGCAAAACCGGCTTGAAGAAGCGGCGAAGCTCAGGCGGGAATTGGCGGTTGCTCGGGATGCAATGGCGAAGCTGGAAGAAGCAACGGCGGCAGCTCGGAATGATGCGGAAGCATGGAAGAAAGCGGCGCAAGAATCAGTTGACGAAATGCGCGCTACTAACGAACAAAGCCAAGGGGATTTTGAGAAGATCCGATTGCTGGAAGCGAAGTTGGCCGCCGCTGCCGATGCAGCTACTTGGCGGGCAGTTTCGCAAGTTGAATAATTATTCTGCGTAATCCAAAGTAAGCATCATTTTTTGGCTATGTTTCTTCGGGGCAACGAATGGACATAAGCGAAGGGGATCAACGAATGGCGTTTGGCAACGGGCGGGCAATTCTGCAAGACGGCGGGCAAGCGATCGGGATCTCGGTGAAACCCGAGATCCCCACCGAGCGGACGGCGTTAGTTGTTGCTGCATTATGGGAAAGGGAAAGGTTGACAACGCGGGAAGTTGTTGAATTGACCGGCATTTCTCGGCAAGGCGCCTACGATTTGATGTGCCGCATAAGCCGAGTATTGCCGGTATTTCAAGACTTATCAACCGGCTATTGGCAGCGGACGGAAGATATATAGGTTGCGATATTTCGTAATATCATAAGCTATTTGGCTTTACTAAACGCCGATTTTGTAAAGCCATTTACTTATGAGAATTGTTGTTCTCGGCAGCAATCGCATTGTTTTCCGTTTGCATGCTCGGCCAACTTGGGGTATACTACAGGTGCGACACGTAAACATTTGGGCGGTTTTTTATTGCCGTTTGCTTGGACCTAAAACCCACCTGATAACCCGGCTATGCCGTCCTGTTTGCGTGTCGCAACCAAACATGGTTATCAGGTGGGTTTTGCGCGTTGGTGGGGTATGGTCTACTTCCTGAGAATGGTAGGGACGGACTTCTATAAGATTGGGTATACGTCGCGAGCGGATGTGTTGTGGCGTCTTGCCGAATTACAAACGGCATGCCCAAGGCGGCTGGAAGTGGTTGCGACAATCGAAGGCGATGAGGCGACCGAAGCCGATCTACACCGTCGATATTGGCAGTATAGGACGGACGGCGGCGCCGAATGGTTTGAGATTCCACTAGACAAAGCGAGGGAATTCGACAATGGCTATGCAAGCAAAAATGAGTATCGCGGTGCAACTGGAGGGGCTTCGCCCTTTGATGTTCGATCGGTACGCCGGGGACAATTCTACTCAGCTCCCCGTAGCAGAGAAGATGTATCTAACGCCGGATATGGGGCTTATCATGCCCGCACTAAATATCCTGTCATTATTGGCGGCCGAGAATACAAAATCGGTATGTCGCCAATTCTTCGGGAAGAACGGAAAGACGATCGCATTGGGGATCAGCAGCTTCACAACGATCAGTCCGTTTGATATCCCCATTTGTGACGATGGCGGGCCGATTCACTTCAGCGGTTGGAATGGGCAGATATCGCAGCATAAAGCGGTTGCACGTCTGCCGAAGGGGATTCCTAACGCCAAAGAACGGCCGGTATTGTCGCTTCCTTGGCGCTTGGACTTTGAGATCGAATACTTGGAAAACAAGTATTGCACCCTAGAGAATCTCCGCCAAGCGTTTGATATGGGTGGGATTCTTGGGCTCGGTACGTTTCGCCCTATCTTTGGCCGGTATCAACTGGCGAAGTGGGTAGTTAGTTAACCATTGCAAGGCGAGGCAGGGCGAGGCAGGGCGCTGCGAGGAGTGGCTATGCTGGGCAAGGCCGGGCATGGCTGGGCGCGGCAGAGCCGGGCGCGGCTGGGCTTGGCTCGGCAGGGCATGGCGAGGCATTGCAAGGGTAGGTTTGCGGTAATGGTTGCAGGCGGGTTCGATTCCCGCCGCCGCAATTGTGCGGCGTGGCATGGCTAAGCATGGCGGGGCATGCCCAGGCACGGCGCGGCACGGCGATGCTCGGCGCGGCCGGGCAAGGCAAGGGTAGTAGCGTCAACCTACGTTTGGCAATAACGACGTAGGCTACAGGTGAAGGAATCGATTCCTTCGCCTGTTTTTTTGCTGGAAGGGGCAAGAATAATGGAGAGCAACGAAGTTAAACCCGAGAAGCAAAGCTTGGTTGCGGAAACCTTGACAAATATTCAAGCCGCAAGTCTTTACAGCGTTGCAGTATGGGGATTGGCGATTATTGCCGGTTTGATTGCCTTCTTTGGTTCGGTATTGCCTATTTGGGGCGTAGCAGTTTCGGATCAGGCTTGGACGGTTTGCCAAATGGCTTTACTCGGCTTGGTGTCCTTGCTTGGTGGGAAGGCGGCAACGTCTTAAATATGGACACACGCACGATCGCCGCATCGGACGCGCATGCACCGTATCACGATCAACACGCCTTCGATTTGTTCCTGAAGGTTGTAACCATCTTCCAACCGAATCTAATCGTATTGAACGGGGATTGGCTGGACTTCTATGCTTGCTCAGCATACGACAAAGATCCTGAGCGGTTGAAGAATGGCCGCTTGCAAGATGAACTAGACCAATTCAAAGGGCTTATGCGGCGCTTGATTCCGATATGCCCCAACGATTGCCGGAAGGTGTTTATCCCCGGCAACCACGAAGATCGCCTTCGCCGTTACTTATGGCGCAATTCGACGCTACACGGCTTAGAAGCTTTGGAGCTGCCGAATCTGCTCGGCTTGGCGGACTTTGGGATCGACTATGAACCGAAGGAAGTAAAATTGGCCGGCGGCAACCTGGTTATCAAGCACGGAACCAAAGTCCGGCCAAAGGCGGGCGCGTCGGCAATGGCCGAGCTTGAAGCCGAGAAATACAGCGTATCCACTATAACCGGCCATACGCATAGGATCGGATCGACGTTGGTAACGCATAGGGGCGGGACCGTTGGCGCTTGGGAAGGCGGTTGCCTATGTAGTCTGAAGGTTGCCGAAGACTACGTTGCAGGGAAGCCAGATTGGCAGCTCGGCATTACCACGATCTATAGCGATTCCACTTCGGACGCCTTCAGCGTTGTTCCCGTTGCCTTCCTTGGCGAAGGGCCGAGCATGAAAGCGGTTTTAGAAGGCAGGTTGATCCGCTTATGAACGATATGCACTTGACGGATCGCCAATATAGTTTTGCCGCCGTCGATCATGCCAGATTTCACAATGAGATCGAACTGCATCCGGCCGAAGTGGTAAGCGTTGCCGAAGCTCGAGCGGCGGCAATCACGGTATTGACTGATATCTTCCCGAATCTGTCACAACCTGAGCAACTAGAAGTCCCTGATCTGGCGGTAGGCTTGGCCGGTTTGGTGCATTCGGTTAATACACTGGCGGCAATGGTCAACCGCTTGAATGATGAAAATGATTATTTGCGGCGCCGGATCGAAAGACTTGAAGGAATCAAGGGAAGCTGAGTATGCCAAGGCGGGAATACAGCGAAGAAACGAAGGCGCAAGTTATGGCGGCGTTGTTGGCCGGCCAAAGCGTTAATTCCGCCGCTAGGGAATACCAGATTCCCAAGGGGACAATAAGCCATTGGCGGGATACGGCAACGGGCAAGGTTGCAGAAAGCGCCGCCGCCGTTGATTCGTCCGAGTCCGATCGGACACAAAAAAGCCCTTCCTTGGACGATCTATTGCTTTCGTATGTTGAAACCAACTTGGTAACGTTACGTGAACAAGCCCAATTCTTCCGCGATCGTCAATGGCTTAGCAGGCAACAGGCGTCCGAGCTTGCCGTTTTACACGGCGTCATTGCCGACAAAACAATTCGCATTCTCGAAGCATACGGCAGCGGCAGCGGCAACGCCTGATCTAGAACTGGCGCGCCGGTCCTTACTGCACTTCACAAAGTACACAATGCCGGGATTCGAAGAAAACTGGCATAACCGGCTTATGTTCGAATACCTTGACGCTTTCGCCGAAAAGCGGATCTTACGGCTTATGATTTTCATGCCGCCGCGCTCAGGCAAAAGCGAAGCCACATCCCGCCGCCTTCCCGCTTACATCTTCGGCCGGAATCCCGATGCAACCATTATTGCCGCTTCGTATGGGGCCGAGCTTGCAAGGCGTATGAATAGGGATGTTCAACGCATCATTGACGATCCCCGCTATGGCGAAATCTTCCCTGAAACCAAGTTGTATGGGAAGAATGTTCGATCGGTTGCTCAGGATACTTGGTTACGCAATTCCGAGATTTTTGAAATCGTTGGGCATAAAGGGTATTACCGGGGATCGGGCGTTGGGGGCGCCATTACTGGACTTGGGGCCGATTACCTGATCCTGGACGATTTTTTGAAAAGTCGCAAGGAAGCCGATTCGTTAACCATCCGGCAAGGTTTAGAGGAGTGGTATACCAGTACCTTCTATACACGCCGCGCGCCAAACTGCGGAATCCTGATTACGTGTACCCGCTGGCATCAGGATGATCTTGCCGGCCGCCTACTCGAGAAGGCGCATAGCGATCCCAAAGCCGAGCAATGGACCGTGCTAAAGCTGCCGGCCATTGCCGAGCAACCGATCGCCCCATACGATCCCCGCTCGGAAGGCGATCCCCTTTGGCCGGATCGCTTTGACGGCGAAGAACTAGAACGGACCAAGATCACGGTTGGCAGCTACGATTGGGCGGCGCTTTATCAGCAACGGCCGGCGCCGGCAACCGGCGGCATTTTGAAGCGCCATTGGTGGCGGTACTGGAAGCCGCGCGGCGCTAACCTTCCGCCGGTTACTGTAGGCTTGGAAGATGGCAAAACGCTGGAAATCGAAGCGGTTGATCTGCCGTCCAGCTTCGATGAATGGCTTCAATCTTGGGATTGCACCTTCAAGGATACGAAGGACAGTGACTTCGTTGCCGGCCAAGTATGGGCAAAGAAGGGCGCCAATAAGTATCTCAGGGACTACAAAAACGAACGCTTGGACATTATCGGGACAATGGCGGCGATCGTTGATTGGTCGCAACGTTGGCCGGATGCAATCGCCAAGCTGATCGAAGATAAGGCAAACGGTCCCGCAGTAATCCAAATGCTTAGGGGTAAGGTCCCCGGCTTGATCCCTGTTGAACCGGACGGCGGCAAAGTAAGCCGAGCATACGCGGCGGCGCCTGAAGTTGAAGCCGGGAACGTCTATTTGCCGCATCCGGCCTTATACGGTTGGGTTGAAGGCTTCGTTGGCAACGCCGCGGCATTCCCCAACGCCGCGCACGATGATGATATCGACGCATTTACCCAAGCAATGAACCGTTGGCGGGCGAATGGTCAAACAGCGTTTGCGCCCGCCGCTGTAACGTCTAAAGCAACGATTGACAGTCTATTTAACTAGGCGGCATACATGGGCTTAAAGGAACGGATTACGGCGGCTTGGCAGCGCATGCAAGCGCCGGCAGCGGAAACGACAACGCCGCCGCCTACTCGGCAAGAATTGGCAACTTGGAACTTCGGCGCGCAGATTGACCGCCGCTCGGTTATGCTGGATTGCCGCCAAATGGTTGAAGACGATCCCCGAGCGGAACAAAGTATTGCTACGTTGGCAAGGGACGTTGCCAAAGGCGGCTTCACTGTCAAGGTAACGGGCGCCCGCTCGGCCGCCGCTCAGGACGCCGCCAACGCCTTGATTGAACGCTTGGACCTCGCGACGCGTATCGATGATTGGCTTAGGTTGTCATTGCGGGACGGCGATTCTTTCTTGGAGCTTGGCGTAATGTCCAGCGGGGAGATCGCCGAAGTAACACGGAAGCCAACGTTGGAAATGTACCGGCATTCCGACGCCTACGATCATTTTGCCGATCCCGCTCAGGCGTTCTATTGGTCCGAGCGCGTCCCGTTCAATGACGTTCCGCCGGCCAACGCTGTATGGTTCGCCGAATGGCAAATTATTCATGCCAGATGGTCACGGGACGAAGGAAAACGGTACGGGAAGCCGCTGTTTGCATCGGCGCGCAAGTCTTATAAACGCATGACGCAAGGCGAATTGGACATAGCGATCCGGCGCAAATCCCGCTCAGGGCTTCGCTATGTGCATACGCTGGAAGATGCTTCCCCGGCGGACCTTGAAGCATATAAGGCGGCCAACAAACCCGCCTTGGATGATCCCTTCGCTGCCGTTGCCGACATCTTTATGAATAAGCGCGGCGGCATCCAAGCGATCCAAGGGGACGCACATCTAAGCGAAATCGAAGACGTGTTGCATCACGTTGACACGTTCGGCTTGGCGTCCCCGGTCCCGCTCGAGCTGATCGGCTACGGGCGCAACTTAAACCGGGACGTATTGGAGCAAAAGAAGGAACAATACAGCGAAACGATCGGCGCCGTCCGGCAATGGTTGGTAACGGAAATTTTGAAGCCGCTCATTGAACGGCAATGGTTGTTTCTCGGCATTTGGCCGGATGGCTTGACCGTTGACTTCCAATGGAAAACAAAGAAGGAACCGACGCCGGCCGAGCTGCAACAGTTGGGCGCCTTCGTTGCAACGCTGAAATCACTTGGCATTGTCACGGATGAAACGTTGCTCAGGTTGTTGGCAACGGCGCTGCCGGACTTTGATATTGACGCTGAATTGGCGGCGGTTGCAGCGGCGGCGGCCGAGCGGCAAACCGAGCTGCAACGCATTGCGGCCAACGCTACAACGCCGCCGGTTGCCGATGGCAGCTCGGATAATGCTCAGGGAAGCGGGGACAATGGCGCCAACGTATAGCGTGATTTGCGGCGATTGCCTTGATTTGCTGCCGAGCATACCGAGCGGACCGGGGACGGCCATTATTACCGATCCGCCTTATGGTATTTCTTTGGTCACTAATTACAGGGAACGCAACCGATCGGGTTTGGCGAAGTGTAACGATTTCCGGCCGATTGTTGGCGATAATCGCCCCTTTAATCCGGCGCCGTTTTTGCGATTCCAAACGGTTGTTCTTTTCGGGGCGAACTATTTCGCCCAACGCTTACCGGCGTCTGGTGCATGGATTGTGTGGGATAAGGTTGATGGTTTGCCGAGTAAGCGCGATCTTGGATTCAATGACAATTCAGATTGTGAATTGATTTGGACAAATGTTGGGAATACGGCGCGCATAATTCGGCATCGTTGGATGGGGGCAATGAAAGCTTCCGAGCGGACCGAAAGGCGCGTGCATCCGACGCAAAAACCTATTGAACTTATGCGGCAAATTGTCCGGCATTACACCAAGCCGGGAGATACAGTAATCGATCCCTTTATGGGAAGCGGGACAACCGGCGTTGCCGCAATGCTGGAAGGGCGCAACTTTATCGGCATAGAAATCGATTCGCACTATTGCGACATTGCACGGCGGCGGATCGAATCAGCACAAGCGCCGTTGACATTGGAAGGCTTGCCCTATGCCGATTAAACCGACGCTAACCAACGTCGATCAGCTTCAGCACAACGCCGTATCCCGGCTTACCTTGCACGTTGCAGCGGCAACAATGGACAACTTCGCCAAGCTGCAACAATGGTTGATCAACCGAGTAAATGCGGCGGCGGACGAAGAAGGCAACGTTGATCCCGCCAAGCTCAGCGGCGTTATCCCGGTAATAGAAGGCAGATGGAAGGCGGCAATGAACGAATACACGTCATTGCTTACGCGTGCGCGCGTCCAAGCGGCGGACATTGCCTATACGCCGCTCAGGTTGCGCCATAACGCTTATATCACTGAAGCGGTAACGCAAGAAGCCGAAAACCCGACGCAAACCATTGCTGAAATGTGGATCAGGCGGCGCAACTTCGCTTTACAAGTTGCTCAGCGGCGATCCTATTCGGATGGCTTGGTACTAAGCCAACGGATATGGCGCCTTGAAAACGACGGTCTAAGCCGCATACGGTCAACGCTTGCCGCCGGCATGGACGGCCACACAAGCGCCGTAAGACTTTCCCGGCAGCTCGAGTCATTGTTGGGCGCCAATCAGGATATGCCAAGATGGGCATATTCCCGGCTAAACAAGATGACGGCAACCGAGCGGATGAACGATCTAACCGGGCTTCTAACCGATCCGGCGCAACGATCGCAGGGGATGGCATACAACGCGCTTCGGATGGCAAGAACCGAGCTGCAATACGCTAACCATGCGGTTACATCTGAAATCGCCGCCCATTCGCCTTGGATAACGGGCCGCTATACTCGGCTTAGTCCGGCGCATCCGCGATCAGATCAATGTGATACATGGGCGGCCGGCGGACCGTATCCGAAGACGCAACAGATCCTTCCCTTGCATCCCAATTGTGTAACGCCGGGGCAACTGGTTATTACTGAGCGGGGATCGATCCCGATTGAAGAAGTCCAAGTTGGGGATCAGGTATTAACGCATCGGGGACGATTCCGGCCGGTTCTTGCAGCATGGGGATCTAGCTGCAAGAACCAGGTATATCGAATTACTACCGAAGCCGGAACGCTGGAACTAACCGGCAATCATCCGGTTTTAACCGCCGGCGGTTGGATTAATGCCGAGCTTGTCCAGTTGGGCGATCGGATCTGGTTTATTAGGGATCGTGCATTTTGGGACGTTAGCGTAACCGGGATTACGCATGTTGATTACTCGGGGACCGTCTATAACATGACGGTTGCTGAAGACGAAAGCTATACCGTTGGCGGGCATGTTGTTCACAATTGTCTTTGCCGGTACGAAGAAGCTTTAATGCCGCCGGACGCCTTCGCCGCTCAGGTTAGGGGATGGGTACGCGGGGACAACGCCTTCTTGGACGATTACAGCGATTGGCTTGGTACTCGGTCAATCATGCCTTTACCGGATCTCGGTACGATTGCGGAAGTGATGGATCTTTGGATTAACGGATCAGTTGATGCACAAGCGGAAGCGTTGCAGCTATGACTAGAGAAGAATTAGAGAAGCGGATCTTGGGATACTTCGGACTTACCGAAGCGGTCCGCTCGGATGGCAGCTTTGAAGCGCTACGGGAAGAATTGACCGGCGCCTTGGCGGCAACCTTCGGCCAAACCGCCGGGGAAATGCGGATTCTTTGGACGTTCCCCGATCGCGTCATTGCTTACCAATGGCAGGAAAACGGACCAAGCCGAGTATGGGAAATCACTTGGCAGCGGGACGAAGCCGGCGCCATTGCGTTTGGTACGCCGATCGAAGTCCGGCAGGTTATGACCTTTGAACCAATGGCCGAGTCCGCTAAGCCGGCCAAGGGACAGAAATTCACCGAAACGATCGATGCATCGATCAGCTTGGCGGAAGCTCAGACGGACAACGGCGGGCGCCGTATCAAGGCGATCGGCATTACTGCGGATGTGGTAAACGCCAATGGGCGCCGATATCCGCGCCGTGTGTTGGCGGCGGCCGTTGCCAAGCTGAATTCGCATCTAAGCGAATCCAACGGTCAAGGAAGGTACATAGCAACCGGGGAAGCGGAACACCCAAGCGATAAAGGATCTAGGCCGAGCGTAACCGAAACCATTGTACGTTGGGATGCGGCATCCCTTGACAGTACCGGGAAGGTACTTCTTGAAGGCGCAATCATACCAACGGCCAAGGGGAAGGATATACAAGCGATCCTGGAAGCCGGAATCAGCATTGGCGTTTCCATGCGGGGATATGGGGCGTTTACCGCAATCACCGAAGGCGGCGAACGTGTTGACGAAGTAACGGAATTAACTATTCGTGGCTTCGATCTTGTGGCGCAACCGAGCGATCCCAATGGGGCGATAACGGAAGCCGAGCAAGCCGAAGCCGAGCAAGCGGCAATCAAGCCGAAGGAACGCAAGACAATGGAACTGGAAGAACTGATCAAGTTGATCAAGGGCAATCCCGCCATGTTGGCCGGGATCATGGAATCGCTGAATCTTGCCGACGCCAAGGCGTTGACCGAAGCGCTTGGCAAGGCGGAAACGGCAGAGAAGGCTTTGGCCGAGAAGGCAAACGCCGAAGCGGTTGCCGCTGCAATCACCGAAGGGACGAAGGATCTCCCCTATGGCGATAAGATGAATGCTTTGTTTGTGGAAGCGGTCCGCTCGGCCAAGCCGGCAACCGCTGCCGACGCCAAGGCGTTGATCGAAGCCAAGCGCGCCGAGTATGACGGCATTGCCGCCGCCGGTACGCTGAAGGGCATGGGCAAGGAAGTAAAGGTTGTTGGTCCGGTCTTTGAGTCCACAACCGGCCAACCGGAATTCACCAAGGCGGCTTATGAGATTACCGAATCCCTGATCGCCGCTCAGGAAGGCATCCGCCATAACCTTCAGGCGCCGGTAACGCCTTCGGAATTCTTCGCCGCTAAGGTGTTGAAGGAATTCGATCGCCGCAACCGCAACGCCTTGATCGTTGAAGCCAAGGCGTTCAACGAAGCCGAGATCACTTCGGATCTGAATCTGCCCTATAGTATCGCCCGCGCGATTATCGAACAAGCGTATCCCGAGCTGATCGCCGCTTCAGTATACGACTTCGGCACGGCCGCCAATTCGCCCGAGAACATCTACTACGAATCGTATGCCGGCGAAGTGGGCAGCTATGCAACCGTCACTAACGAAGATGTGACTTCGGATACGGACGCATGGGTAGCAACGGCCAATAAGCGGCTTCGCCCGGGGACCGTCGTTGTCAAGGATTCGACGTTGGCGACAACCTACGCCGAAGGGACCGATTACGTCATTGATTACGCCGATGGCAAGTTGTGGACGATCAACGGCGGCGGGATCAGCGACAACACCGGGATCAAGGTGACCTACACCTATGACGTTTTCCGCAAGGGCGAAATGGCCGCAATCCAGCGGGCAGAAAACGCGCTGACCTATACGCAGCTTTCCATGATGGCGGATCGCCTTGCAACGCAGATCAGCACTGAAGCCATTGTCTTCAGTCGCTCCCAGATGGGCTACGACGCCGTTACGCGCACGCTCGGCAACCTGTCCCGCTTGGTGCGCCGGAAGATCGATAAGGATATTCTTTGGAAGGGCTTGGCGGCTTCGCTGATTCAGGCGAACAACAGCGGCGGGACTTGGACTTCGGCAAGCGACGATGTTGCCCTATTCGCCAAGTATATCGGCGTTGCCAAGGCGAAGGTTGCCAACCGCTTCTACATGCCAACGGCGATCGTTATGTCCGTAACCAACGCCGATCGCCTGTCCAACTGGGAAGGCTTCAAGCGGGACGGCTTCGGCAATGCAACGTTGAACGCCGCCGGCTATGCGGGTTCGGTCAAGGGCTTGCCGATCTTCGCTTCGCCTGAATTCCCTGACAAGTATGCTCAGGTTGTGCATCGGGAACTTGTGGCGCATCGGGTCTTCAACCCCATGATCTTCAAGGGGCCATTCCCGAGCTACGATTCCAGCGGCAACCTGATCGGCGCCGATCAGTATTACTGTGAAGAATTCAACGGGTCGATTGTCCCGGTCAAGGAAAAAACCGCTCACATGGTAATCGCCTGAGCGGGCGCCGGGACTGTAGGGTAATCGCAACAAAGGGGCAACGGGCAACCGTTGCCCCATTCTAAAGGGGATAATACGCTATGCTTGCAACTATCAAGCCTGTCTTTCCAGTATTTATCGTAGTGGCATTGGTTCTTGCCGCCTTCGCCTTGCTGCCGGGGATGACTACGCCGGCCGCCGCTCAGGCGCCGATTGTGGAACAAATCACGGTCCCGGTTTACGGTCCGGTTGCCGTTACTACCGGCGTATCTAATACCGTTTCGCCCAACGTCGATCAGTATGGCCGGGACATTTCCGCCGCCGGTCCGTATGAATCCGTTGATGTCTTCCTGACTACGGACTTGACCGGATCAACTTGGGTTACTGCAACCGCTCAGGTAAGCGCCGATGGCGTCAATTGGGCCAACGCAACGCAAGACTATTGGACCGGCAGCGCGATTGCTCAGGCAACCAAGGCGCGTTCGTTGTCGGCAGCGGGGACAACGTACATGAACGTCCCCTTGGCCGGCGAATATTGGCGCGTGTCGATTCAGACAACCGGCGTTGCCACTAATACGATCAAGGCAACGTTGCTGCGTTAACCAGGTTTGGTCCGCTTCCGCTCGGGGCAATGGGCGGATTGGGCATAGAACCGGCGGCGTTGAAGGCGGCAACAACGCCGCCGGTTCAAGGGACAAGCAAAAGAAAGCGGGGACACAATGAAAGTTAAGAACATTAGCGGCGGCGATATTACGGCCAACTTCTCGGCCGTCTTGCCGGATGAAACGTTTGAAATTGCGCCGGGACATTTCCCCTTCTTAGTCCAGCAATACGGCAAAGACGCCTTCAAGGTAATCGGCGAAGTTGCCGAGCTGCCGGCCGAGCAAGCGCCGGAAGGCTTCGTTGTTGGGGACGTTGCGCCGGCCAAAGTAGGGCGCCCGAAGAAGGCATAGGAAGGGCAAGGCAAGGCGCCGCTATGGGGATCAGTCTACTTACCTTAGTTGACCGCTTGGAACGCACCACGCCCCAACGGGACGGCGTACCGGCGGACTATACGCAGCTCATTAAAGACGCCGTTACGCAGCTCGGGACGGATCTTCCCATTGTTACCGCATGCACTATAAATGTTGTAGCGGGGACGGCGGCATATACGCTGCCGGCGGACTTCCTTGGACTAATCGAATTGTGTGCGTTGCCGAGCATGGGCGGGACGGCGGTCACATCTGGCGGCCTAGTCCCGGTTGGCGTTGTCGGTTGGCAAGAAGCTTGGTACATCGAAGGCGATACGCTTCGCTTCGATCCGGTCCCGCAGTATACAGCGGCGCGCACGTTGCGCTACTCGGCCGGCTATTCCCTGAGCAACGGCGCTTATGCTCGGCTTACCGAAAATGGGGCGCGGATCTGCCTGCTTTACGCGCAGTATCTTGGACTGTCCGAGCAAGCAACCGCCGTTGCCGGGGATGGCTTCAAATTTACAATCGGGGATGAATCCTACGATAAATCGACGCAAGGCGCCGGGATACGCTCGGCAGCTCAGGCGGCTTTGAGCAACTATCAAAACGCCGTCAAGCCGCTGAAGGGATACGGCGTAACCTACCGGCAAAATCCATACTTGGCGGATGTATAGCCTATGTTAACCGCTTCGGACAAATCAGCGATTGCAGCGGCAATGACGGCGATCCGCGATGATCGGCCAACGTCGATCGTTATCCGGCGCGGCAAAACAACGCTTTCCTCTCAGACGGTCCGCGTTGCCAAGTCTAGGGGTATGCCGGGGAATACCGATTCCGAAGCGTTGCAAGCCGCTACAACGGGCATTACCGTACTCGGGGATGTGGCCTTGGATATCCAACCGGCGGATCGCTTTACCGTTGCCGGCCAACTGTACCAAGTAACCAACGTGCATCCCAACCGGGGCGCCGCCATTATGGCGGAAGCGCGGCTAGTGCAATGAGCGGCTTATCCAGCAATAGCGGGATACGATGGCGGACGCCGCCAAGCGAATTGGCGCGCAGCTTGGAGCAATACGGGGATAAGGTGTTAACCGCCGTTGGCGCCGTTGCTCAGTACATAGCAACGCAAATGCAAGATTCGGCCAAAGCAAATGCCCCTTGGGAAGATCGGACCGGCAACGCCCGAAGCGGCTTGTTCGGGACAAGCGAAGTTGATTATGCCAATAAGATAGTCACCATTTATCTAAGCCATTCAGCAAGTCTTGATTATGGCATTTGGCTGGAATTGTGCGGGGAGAATGGCTTAGGCGCGGGCAAATATGCGATTGTCATGCAAACAATGCAGGCGCATTATGAACCGCTTATGGCTTTGCTAAGGGAAGTCTTCGCATGAGCAATTCAATAACCGCCGTCTTCAACGCCTTATCCGCTGATCCTACCTTGGCCGGCATACTGTCCGGCGGCTTATACAATTGGGTAGATACGCCTGAGCTATCCCGGCAAGCAACGCCGGCCGCCTTTGACGAATTCGGCGAAATGAAGCCGAGCGGCTTGGTTAAACCCGAATCCGCAACGCCTTGGGGACCGCTGCCGGACGGCGGCCGAGTATACATCAACGTTTGGCTATACGACCAAGCGGGATTTGAAACGCTGGACGCCGCGCGGGAACGGATCTATACGTTGCTCCATCGGCAGCAAATCAGCACAAGCGCCGGGATCTTCGATGTGCGGCATAGTAACGATTTGCTTGGCGCCGAAGTCCCCGGCTTAGACGTGTCAATGGTTGTTTGTCGGTACTACGCTACGATCTACCGCAAGGCGGATTAGCATATGGGTTTCGGCGATAGGCCGTTTGGACTTCGGCAAATAGCGTTGTATAGCTCGGACGGCTCAGGGAAGATCCTTCTTCCGGCGGCTATGATGCTGCATTGTACGCCGGTAATCGAAGCCGAAACCTTCTCGGCCGAAGGGCGCAACGTAGGCGCGGCGGCATTCGTTGCGGGCGCCGAATGGGAATTGGAAGCCGGCGGACTGAGCTTGGAAGCCTACGCCAAATTAACCGGCTTGACCGCTGCAAGCTCGGGGAGTACACCAAACCGGACCTTGACATTGGCAGCGGACGCCGGGAACGTCTTCCCGTACATACGCATTTATGGCCGAGCGGTTTCGGATACTGGCGGCGTCAAATGCCGGTTATACCGCTGCAAGCTAACCGCAATGGAAGGGACTTTCCGCGGTAAGGACTTTTGGATCAGCTATGCTTCAGGCGTTGCCGTGTCAAATGGAACGCTTGTCCTAGACTTTGTGCAAGAAGAAACGGCAGTTGCCTTATAGGGGGAACATATGGCTTTAACAGGGACGGTAAGAACGTTTGGGCTTCGGGATATCGCTTTGACGCCGCTGCCAACGGGGACACAAGTTGATCTTCCCGCTGCAATGACGCTTAGTTTCAAGGAACGATTGATCGCCGGGGAAATGCGCGGGGATGATTCGACGGTCGCGATCGTTGCTATCACCGACGCCGTTGAATGGGAACTGGAATCCGGCGGGATCAGCTTGGAAGCAATCAGGGTAATGACCGGCCGCACAATTACCTTGACCGGGACAACGCCAAGCCAGATCAATACGGTATTGGCGCGCGCCGGGGATACGTATCCCTACTTCAAGATTTACGGGAAGTCCGTTGGCGATACGGCGGGCGATATCCATGTGCTGATCTACCAAGCCAAGTTGACCGGCGCCCTTGAAGGGGAATTCAAGGATGGGGAGTTTTTCGTTACCAAGTGCAGCGGCGTTGCCGTCGATAACGGTTCTAAGTTGTATGAAATCGTCCAGCATGAAACCGCAACGACGGTCCCGGCAACCTAAGCCGGCCATTGTTGTTCAACCTGGTTTCATAGTCTAGTAAAGGATTTGCCGCTTATGAATCTGGAAGAATGGCGCAAAAACCAAGCCGGTACGGAAGCCGATCTTCCTTCCGGCTTGGAAGTTGTGTTAAAGAAAGTATCTGTCATTGATCTCGCCAAGGCGGGCAAGATTCCCGAGGGGCTTCGGCCGGCGGTTGACGCAATGATCGCCCGCAAAGCCGAGAAGCCGATGACGCTCGGGGACTTGGAGCAATTCGCCGAAGTTGTTGATTTGGTTGTTGGCGCCGCTTTGGTTGCGCCGGAAGGCTTGGACGTTGCCGAGCTGCCTTGGCCGGATCGTATGGCGATCTATCAATGGGCTTCAGCGGAAACGGCGGCGCTAAACTCCTTTCGTACAAAACAAAACGGCGCTTTGGAAGCTACACGCGCTCGGAAGTAGTTACGGGCAACGGCCAAGCAACTTCCTTGGCCTTGCGCCGGATAGTTGGGAAGCGTATCAACTGGACTTGGCAACGCTCGAGCTTGGCACGCATATCGAAAACAAGTTGGCCGAGCGGGATAAGCAAGGAATCGCAAAATATACCTTGGCGTCCCTTCTTGCGGACACTCCCGAAGAAGCTGCCAAGGAACGCTTTGCAAGCCTTGCCGGGATGGTAACAAAGAAGGTAACGCTTACTGAAGCGGGGACTTGGGAATAGATTATGGGAATTTCTCTCGGCAGCGCCCACGGCGAGATCGTCATCGGAACAGAAGGCGCCGAAAAGAATATTTCCTCCCTGTCCCAAACCCTAAGCGATACTGGTAGAACGTTATCCGCCGGATTGACGGCGCCGCTTCTTGGGGCGGCCGGCGCGGCGATCAAATTTTCCAATGATTTCAATTCGGGGATGGCAAACGTTGCTTCCCTTGGCGTTGCTTCGGATCGCGTTGTAGAACTCAAAGACAATATACAGGAAATGGCCGTCGAAACCGGCCAAACAACCGACGATCTAAGCGGCGGCTTATATCAGGTTGTAAGCGCTTTTGGTGACACGGCGGATACTGCGAAGATCCTAGAAGTAAACGCCAAGGCGGCGGCGGCCGGCCTTGCCACAACAACGGAAGCAATCAACCTGACAAGCGCCGTTACAAAGGGGTACGGGGATACAAGCGCCGAAGCCGTCCAAAAAGCGGCGGACCTTGCTCAGCAAACCGTTATTCTCGGCCAAACAACCTTCCCCGAGCTTGCCGGTTCAGTGGGCAAGGTTGTCCCGCTAATGGCTTCATTGGGCGGATCTCAGGAAGAACTATTTGCCACGATGGCAACCGCAACGGGCGTTACCGGCAACGCTGCCGAAGTTGCTACGCAATTGCGCGGCGTACTCCAAAGCCTTATGGCGCCTACTGCCGATATGACAACGCTAATGAACGGCATGGGCTATGAAACCGGCGCCGCTATGCTGCAAGGCGAAGGTTTGGACGGCGTACTAAAGGCGATTACTGAAGCGGCGGCGGCGTCCGGCCAACCGTTGCAGAAATACATTGGCAGCATCGAAGGGCAAACGCTCGCCTTGGCCTTGGCCGGTCCCCAAGCGGATACGTACAAAGAAAAGCTTGCGGCAATGGGCAACGCTGCCGGCGCTTCAAGCTCGGCATTCGACGCACAAACGCAAGGCATCAACGCCAACGGCTTCGCAATGAAGCAACTTGGCATCCAAGCCGCCGTCATTATGCAAAAGCTCGGGGATGGCTTGGCGCCCGCTTTGGGCCTTGTGTTGGCGCAACTGCAACCGTTGGCGGATGGCGCAATCAACCTTGCCAACCAATTCGCCGCAATGGACGCCGGGACGCAAACCATGATCGTTGCGGCGCTTGGCTTGGTCGCGGCGCTTGGTCCGATTATGGCAATGCTGCCGGCCATTGGTGCGGCAGTTGCGGCGCTTGCTTCCCCGCTCGGATTGGTTGTGTTAGGTGTAACGGCGTTGGGCGCCGCTTGGGCCACGAATTTTGGCGGCATACAGGATATTACAGCGCAAGCAATGGCGGCCATTACGCCGGCTTTGCAAGGCGTTCTTCCCGCCGTATCAAGTCTTTGGTACGCCTTCAACAACTTGGCATTGGTTCTTGCGGACGCGGGCGCGGGGAGTATCGAAGCCGAAGAAGCGTTGAACCTGTTTCCCGCCGCGCTGCAACCTGTCATTGCCGGCGCCCAACAACTTTGGATTCAGTTTGCCGCCGTTGGGGCACAACTGCAAGCGTTCTTTGCGCCGGCCGTTGCTCGGGTACAAGAAGCCTTTGTTGGCTTGCCCGTTGCGCTGCAACCGCTTATGCCGAAGCTGGCCGAGCTTGGCGCCGCCTTCGTATCGCTTGTATCTTCGCTACAACCGTTTGTCCAGTTGATTGGCGCCGGCTTGGCAATCGCCGTTGCCTTCGGGATCAACACGTTTGCCGCCGTGATTCAAAACCTTCCCGGCATAGTTGGGCCGATAATCGATCAAGTAACCGCTTCGATAACTCTGGTTTCTACCGTGCTAACCGAAGTAGTAACACTGGTCAAAGCGCTTATTGCCGGGGATTGGTCAACGGTTTGGGCATCGGCAAAGACGATTACTCAGACATTTGTAGACTATTACCGGGATTCGATCCGGCGCTTTATCACGCTAACAACAACCGTCTTCAAAGCGGTTTATGACGCCGTTATTAACACGCTCAGCGATCTAGGTGTCGATATCGCGCCGATTATGAACGGTATTCAATCGGCTTGGTCAACGGCATGGAACGCGATTAAAGACGCCTTGGAACCTGTCAAGACGGCGGTTGAAGGCGTCCAAGATGTAATCGAAGCCTTCAGCAGTTGGATTGGTGGAATCACGTTCCCGAATCCGTTCGCGCCGCTTGCCGATGCTGCCGGATCGGTTATGGACGCCGCCGGGAAGCTACTTGGCGGCGGCGGGAACGCGGTTGGCACATCTAGTTTTGCCGGCGGCGCCACAATGGTTGGTGAACGCGGGCCGGAAATGGTTGTCTTGCCGAGCGGAAGCCGAATCCTAACCAACGGCCAAACCAATAACCTTCCCGGCCAAGGCGGACCAACGATTACCGTCAACCTTGGCGGCGTAACCGTCAATAAAGATATGGACTTGCAGCGGATAGGCTTCGGGCTTGCCAATCAAATCGCCGCCGCTTTAGGGTAGGTATACGCTATGCTTCTCAGGCTTACCGATGGCACAACAACACTTACCCTGAGCGGATCGGGGACGTATCTTGGAGTAACATATTTCCCCGCTGCCGATCCGAGCAAGGATCGGCTTACCGAAACGTTCCCGCTGATCCTGGAAGGGACGGCGGCGGCGATCAGCTCGGCAGTAAACGATATAGAACAACTATTCTCAGCGGCGCGCCTTCGCCAAAAGCTATTGACGCCGCGCGTCTTTGTCGAATTCCAGACGGTTGACACGGCGGATATACGCCGATCCGAGCTGTACGACGGCGCAACCAATTGGGCGCAAGCGCCGGCCAAGCGGTATCTAGGCGGGACGCTAAACACGGTTGAAGTTGCTGTTACTTTGGTCCGCTCGGCCAAGTGGGAAGGGCAGTTAACCGAGCTGTATTTATCTTCTTCTACACAAACCGAACGGACCGGCGGCGTTACTGCATATAACAACGACAACGGCGGCAATCCGAATTGGATCGGCATTGCGGCAAACCGTGTTGCGGGGACTTGTCCGGCGCCGATTCAGCTCAGGATTACCAACGCAAGCGGATCGACGATCTCTTGGCGTAATTTCTACGTAGGCAACAACGTCTATTCGGCGCCCGCTTCCGCTGATGTTTGGCTATTGGGAAGCGAAGCGGTTGGCGGCGCGGCGGCTTCTTGGGCTTCTTCCACTACACACAATGATTTGCTTTGGGTATTTTCGCTGAATGCTACGTTGCTCGGTCAAGCGCTTGGACGCAGCTTCCGAGTAATTGCCGCCTTCAGCTCGGTAACGGCCAATGTCAACCTGCGGGCCAACGTTGGCGGCTATATCGGATCGGTGTATGTCCCGATTCAATACAACGAAGAACGCCTTACATCTGCGCGCAAAATGTTGGATCTCGGGGAGCTGCCGATCCCACCCGGCGGATACTCGGCAGCAACGGCGGCGGCGGCGTTGGCGATAACCGGACGCTATACCGGCGCCGGCAGCGGAACAATCGATTTCGTCCAGCTTATGCCAACCGATTCTTTTCGGCGCTTCCAGCAAGTGAATTATTCAACGGCCAACGGCGCTTCCGTTGAAGTAGATGACATTGAAGGCGTTGCTTATCAGATTGCGTCAAGCGCCAAAAATCCGATTGTTAGGGTAAGCGGCGGCTTGCCCCTATGCGTCTTCCCCGAGCAAGCTCAGCGGCTTTATATCCTATTTGACGAAGACGCCGGTTTTACTGCCGGCCGCCAAATGACCGTCCAAGCATGGTATAGGCCAATCTATGATTCAATCTGATTTCGGCGCCGAATTCATCAACCGAGCAAGCCAAGATGTAATCGCGCCGCCGGATCTGCAATTCATGCCGTCCCGCTGGAATGGCGCTTCGCTTGGCGGCGGCAAGGAAGCTGAGATCGTCGTAACGGGAAGCCGAGCAAGTGTAAAGCAGTTGCGGAATTGGCTTCGGTACGGCGTCCGTATCATCAACCGGCGCGGGGCAATCTGTTGGTCCGGTTATGTTCACGAAGTAGAGATCCAATTGTCGGGGCTTAGCATTGTTGCATCCCTTGACAACCTGCGGAACAAGATCGCCGTTACTTACTCGGCAACAATTGGGGCAATCGAAGAAGCCGCTACAACCGCTTGGGCTTCCGACGCCGGCAGCATTGCCGAGTATGGGACCAAGGAACATTTGGAATCGTTGGGATCGGCGTCCGCTGCAATGGCAACGGCTTGGCGGGATCGGGAACTGGCGGCAAAGGCTTGGCCGATGCTGAAGCGCGGCGGCGAAGGCGGCGATCTTGCCGTTGCCGTGCTACGCTGCCGGGGATGGATCGCCCATTATGCATGGAAATACTACCAAAGAACCGATGGCCGTTTGGAGCATATGCCCCAAAATAGTAACGCCTTCCCGGTTGGTTGGGGGATTGCGTCCAGCAACCAAATCGGCTTTGGCGGTTATGGCATCCATGACGCAGCGGCGCGGCTTGAATACTTGCCGGCCAACGCCAAGGTAACGGTCACAAGCTCAGTAAGCAACAACAAAACCTTTACGCTTTCGGCGAATACCAACGAAGACATTGGCACATATACCGCAACGTCGATCCGCTTTGAACCATCCGACGATATTATAGATTCAGCGGACGGCATGGGCATGGTCAAATCTGATCATTGGCTTAGGGTAACAGGATCGCCGCTGAATTCCCGTTGGCATTTCGTTGGCAGCGCCGGATCGGATCATATCCGCACAAGCGCCGCAACGTCCGGCGCCATTACCAATGAAGCCGCCGGTCCTTCGATTACGCTTACTCAGGCGCAAGCGGCGCAAGTATACGAATCGGCAACGTCCGAAGCGCCGGCAGCGGCAAGCGCCGTCAACGTGACATTATGGGGGCATCAAATCGCCCAAAAGTTCACGCTCGGCTATGCCATGAACATAGGGCAAGTGCAATTGGAGCTTGCCAAGGTAGGCACGCCAAGCGATAACGTTACAGTTGAAATTCGCGCTGATTCCGCCGGCAGCTTGGGGAGTGTACTCAGCTCGGGGACAATGGCGGCGGCTTCCCTAACCGACAACTTGACCGCCGTTTGGGTAACGGTTACTACGGTAACGCTTGCCGCCGGCAACTACTGGATACTTGTCAAGCGGTCCGGCGCGACAAACGGCGCCGATCATTTCTTGCTCGGCATGACAGACGAAGCCTATAGCAGTTGCCTTGCATGGAATGGTTCAACCTGGTCAACCTTCAACCTTGGATGGTATGTCCGCTTCCGTCTTTGGGCGGTTGAAGATACCGGCACAATGATCGAAACCATCTTGACCGCCGCCGGTCAATTTGTGACCGTGCCAAGCGGCTTTACAACCGGGATCAACGGCTTTACCACAATGGATCAAATCGCCGTTGCCTTGGATGAAATCAACCGCTTGGCCGAGATTGGCACATCAACCGGCGCCCGTATCCTACTTGATATCAGCTCGGATCGTTCGGTGCGGTTGTATTCTCAGGAGCGGCCAAACGCCGAAGAAATCCTTTTATACTACACGGCAAACGGCGCCAAGCGGCTGACAAACTCGGCCGGATCAATGTGGGAACCGGGGGTATTGCCGCTCGGCCGTTGGGTAGAATTCGCGGATCTGGATTCGGACTTGGCAACGGTTGGCGGACTGTCCCCGGCACCCATTGCCGAAGCCGAGTATGACGCCGAAAGCGGCGAATGGTCATTGTCCTTCGATGGGGAACGCAGCTTGGCGGATCTGGTAAAGATTCAGCAGGGATAGAACTATGGCGCAACGATTAAGCCAACTGGCAACCGAGATTTGGCCGTTATTACTGCCGAAGGTTAGCGGCATGGTTGCCGGTTCTTCCAGCGGCGGCAGCTCGAGCGGCGCAGTCAGCCTGGCAGCGCATGACCTGGGCGGCTCGCTGCACAAGGGCACGCTGCGCAACGACCAGGCGCCGCAGTTTTTGCTGACCGACGGCACACGCTCGCTGGCCGGCAGCCTGGCAGTGGATGCGGGTGTCACCATCGACGGCGTTGACATTAGCGCCCACGCTGCTGACATCAATGCCCACCATGCCAAGCTGCACGCCATCACGGACGCGGCGAATCACAGTGTCACCGGCTCGCAGTATCAGATTGTCGGCTTGACGGCCGTCAACACTTTGGGCCTGCTCACGCCGTCGGCCACGCCGGCCGCCAATGCCGTTGTCAAGACCGACGGGTCGTCAGGGGTGACGTTGGTGGATCTGACCGTGACGTCGGACTTGTTCATGTCCGGCTACCTCGACTTCGGCACCGACGTCATATACGAGGATGCGTCCTACCTACAGGTGACGGGCAGTAAGGCGGTGAGATTCGGGCAGAACATCGGGAATGCGGCCTGGACCATCTACAACGCCGGCGGGGCCAGCTTTGGCGGCTCGGTGGACATCGTGGGCAGCGGCGACCTCTACGTCGCTGGTTCGCTGGGTGGCGCCGGCGGCGTGCTCAAGACATCCGGCAACCGTGTTGGCATCGCCTGCGTACCTGATAGCCAATTTGCGCTAGACATTGCCGGACCTTGCCGCGCGCAATACTTCATCGGCCCGCACGCCATCCAACTCAAAGATGCCACCATGATCGCCCACTTCGACGGGGCGGCGCCCCATGCCACAAACTATAACGGCATCCTGCTAGGCCACAAGGGGCAGACGGCGACGGCGACGGGCGGGTATACGTTCCGTCCCGGCAAGTTTGGCAAGGCGCTACAGCTTGCGCCGGCAACAACCAACCTGGTAACACACCCGTCGCTCGAACTTGGCACAGTAGGCAGCACCCCGACGAGTTGGGTAATGTCAGGTGCGGGGACGTTCGTCAAGTCGGCAGATGTGGCCTATTTCGGCACCTATAGCGGCAAGCTCACGCTGTCGGCGCAGCACGGCTATCCTGCGCACCAGTTGGCGAGTAGTATCAACCTCGCCAACGCCTACACCGTTTCGGCGTGGGTGTGGGTGGACACCTACACAAGCGGCACGCTAACGCTATCGTTGCAACGCACAGACACGTTCGCAGAACTCGCTACCGTCAGCATCGACACGTCGGCAGGCAAGCGCAAGCAATGGCAGCGCGTCGCAGCAACCTACGCGGGCGGCGGCTCTACCTCCAAGGCGGCGCGTGTCAAGATTGAGTCATCCAACCCCGCTACAATGGTTGTCTATGTGGATGGCGTGCAGGTTGAGCAAGTCGCCTATTGCACGCCCTACTGCGACGGCAGCCTGAACCCGACCGGCAACGCGGCGCACAGTTGGAGTGGCACGGCGCACGGCTCCACATCGTCGCGTACGATTGCGGACCTGTATTACAGCATTGCCAATGTAGACCCGCGCGAGGGTACCGTTTCGGCGTGGGTGCGCGTGGATGGGTTCTACAACAACAACCGGCTGTTCCACTTCCGCAACGACGACGGCAGCTTCGACTACTTTCTTGCCTCAACTGGTGGCGCGATTTTTCGCTACAACTCAGCAGCGATTGGCGGCGGCACGCTCGCGGCGCGGACGTGGCATCACGTCGCAGTCACATGGAGCTTAGAAAGCGGCTACGGCTACGCCTACCTTGACGGCGTATTGACCGGCGCGGCGGCTATCACCGGACCAACGTTTATCGACACAATATCAATGAGCATCGGCAGTAAATGGGGAGCCTCGTCACTCAACGGGATGATTGACGATTTCACCATTCTGTCAACGGCAATTGACGCCAACCAAATTCGCGCCATCTACGAAAGCAACGCCCCGGTGTTTGCCGAGTCGTCTACCGTGTCCTGGGTGGCAACGCCTAGCGGTTTGGTGTGGGCTGACGAACGCGGGTTGTGGATGCGCGACACGGCGGGCAATGCGGTGCTTGGCGTGTATGGCGGCGAGGCGGCTACCTACAATTGGGGCGGCTTCACAATGGCGAGCGGTGATCTGGTGTTGGGCCGCAATGCAGTGGGCAGCAGCGCCATCTGGTGGGACCAGTCAGCCGGAAAGTTCGGCTTCTACGGCGCCGGGTCCGGCACCCCTCAGGTGGAGATTGCGACGGATGGCAGCCTGACGGCGGGCGCGGGCAATGTCGCACTTAACGCAGCCGGCGCCTA